TGAGCAAATGTTTTTAGTAATGATAAAATCTCGTTCATAATAAGTTCCTTAGTTTGCTTTAGCAGTTTTAAATTTTGTTGAATTTTTTTCAAAATCCTTGAGCATGCTGTCTATACGCTTTTGCCCAACTGTGTCTTGTTTACCAGCATCGTCTTCGGCGTCTTGATCTTCGACGTCGAACGCATCACCGGCTCTAGCAATAGCAATAAACTGCGCAGGAATCATTGCACGAGTAGTAATTAATCGTTGCAACACTTCGGCTGTAGCAGGGTACTTCATCTCAATGTTAAATGTTTCTGTTTCGATTGCACCTAGACGGCGAAATTCTGGATGCTCACCAATTGGTGCCGACTTAGGCTTGCTCATCGTTTCAACTTGAAATACATCGCATGCGTTTTTAATGCGGTCAATGATATCTTTTGTTAACTTGATGTTAGCAATTTTAATTTTAAATTCGTAAATCTTGTCAGACTCGAAATAATAGGTTGCAAATGTTTTCATGTAAGTTATTAGCCTTTTTACTAGCGTATTTGTATAATATTTATCAGATTAATCTTTTTTACTTGCGTCAAGGATTTGCTTCAACAATGTATCCCTATCAATTATCATGCCTGTGCCACTTAGTGGCTCGTCGGCATCATTTTCGTTTGCTTTATTTTCTTTTTTAATCTGCTGGTCTAGTTTTGCTTTTTGTAATTGCAACTGTACCATTTTTAATTTTTTATCTATCTTTGCTGTCTTTGCGGTGATTGCATGCCCTAGTAAAGTGCTAGCTGTCTGTAGTATAACTCCGCTGAATCTCGGCTCTACGTTCATGCCTAGATCCATTAAGTCCTGAAATTTTTCTTGAGCTAGTTTAGCAAGGTCGTCCATCTCTGCATCACTAGCATCTAGATCTCGAATAGTAGGCAATGCAACGTCGATCTTTTCAATGGCTGCATCTACTTCTCTTATAGTCGCTGAACTAACTGTCACTGAACGTTGCACCTGTTCGAGTTGATCAGTGGTTAGCGGACCGTCATCGTCTGGGTAGGCTGGCTCAATATCGTCTGGTTGTGTATTATCGATATTAAAGAAATCTTCGAGTTTTTTAGTCATACTGCTATACCTTATGGTTTTATTACTGTATTTACATCAATAGTGTGCCGCCGTAAAAAAAGGCACCTTGCGGTGCCTTTTTTTTAAGTTTTAATCAATTAAGCACGCTTAATTGCATCAACAACTGTTGGGTTAATGCCGTATGACTCAACTTGGGTATACAGATGTGCTGTTGCATCAGCAAAGCGAGCTTGCTCTTCTTTGCTTAGGCGTACAACTTCAATACCGTCTTGCTCGCAACGTGCCTGTGTTAGTGCAACGTCAGCGATACTGATTTCACGTTCGTGTCTTGCGGCAACTTTAGCAGCATCGGCAACAATTGCTTGCTCTTCTGCAGATAAAGATTCCCAAACTTTGCTACCAACTAGGATAGAAGTTAGGAACAAACTGTGCTCAGTGTGGTTAACAACTTTAGATACTTTGTTCTGACCTAGTGCGTAAACACGTGGGTATGTGCTTTCACCGATTGTTACATCAGCGTTTGCAATACCTTCAGATAGCTCTTCAAGTTCCATTGGAACTACATCAGCGCCAAGTGCTTTGAATGTATCAATAGCAACTGGTGAGAATGATGTGCGAACTTTCATACCACGTAGATCTTCGATCTTGTTAACAGCTTCTTGTCCTGGGACAATACGGAAGCCGCCGCTGTATGTAAATGCTAGACCTTTAACGCCTTTACCAGACTGCTCTAGGCCGTCTAGTAGACTTGCACCAACTTCGCCTTCGAATACGCGGCTAGCATGGTCGTGATCTTTAAACAAGAATGGTAGATCTAATGCACGGAAGTCTGGGCAGATCTGACCTAGTGAAACTGTGTATGTCTGTGACATTTCAATTTTACCAGCGTCTAATAGATCAACTAGTTCGTGCTTAGTAACGATTTTACCATCGTTGTATTTTGCAGAGTACTCAGCAAGAGTCATTACTTCGATTTCAAACTTACCAGCGGCTTTTTCAGCAATTTCTGCTTCAAAAACTTTAGCGGCACGAATGAAAAGCTCGATTGGCTCATGTGCTAGCACCCAACGGATTTTCTTTACTTGTGACATTTATTTTTATCTCCTAGTGATTTTTTTTTCCGGAAAAGAAAGGTAGATAACCTCATCTGATTAACATAGTTGTCGAAACTACGTCTTCAGTATTATTTACCTTTTCCTTGGTGAAATATCTGATCTTCGGTAATAATTCTGAAGTTTAAACCCTGTTGCTTGCACCAAGCACGAGCTGCTTCCCATTTTACCATATTCAATACTGCGTATGCTTTGTCTCGTGGACTTTTTGCCTCCTCGAGGTTAGTTTCTTTCCGAGGCTTAACTTCTATTACATCAGCATGATGGTGCCCACCTTTGTCAATATAATAAATCAAGAAATCCGGAACGTATATTGTGTTCTTCCCAGTAAACGGATTTCTATAGTTAATACGTACTGCTTCGCTAGCCCATTTAAGTATGTTGGGATTATTGTCGCAAAATGTCATAAACACATGCTCCCAACTGCTACGGTAAGTTGGGCTATGCTTACCAACATACTTTTCGGAATTTTTTATCTGAAACTTGCCTTGGGCATACTTGCTCATGAAATTATGTTTCTTTTTACATATTTATTTCGTACTTGGCGATTGTTTATACCTAATAAGCTAGTACCTACTCTATTTAAGTTTAAAAACATACAAAGGTACGAATTTAACTTACCAACTTCAAGTGTTGTAAAGTACTCTAGCACTTGAATAGGATCTTGTCGTTGATTTTGTGCAGTGTATATAATAGCACTAGCTAGAGCTTCAGCGGCAACTTTGTTATTTGTAAATTTTTCAAAATAAGATAAAATGACGTCGTGTTGCCCCGACGAAATATCAACAATACGATTAAAATAGTTTGTAAAATATGTTCTTATATCTTTATCCGCTTGACTAATACTAATCGAGGATATATTACTTGGTAGTGAATCGTACGACATTAAGAAAAGTCCCCATCGTCTAGTTCGTTAACAGGAGGTAGCCCTAATCGTGCTCTAATAATTGGATCGTCGCCTGTATAAGGAGGAGCATTTGGATCCTGTAGTGCTCTAATTCCGCCTTCTACTGCTTTGGATAGCCCCAGTGGATTACTCCACGATCCCAGACTAGTTGGTAACGACGGTGCAAAATTGCTTACTGACTTTAACAAATCAGATCCGAATGCAGAAGCGTTGCTTAAGAAATCACCGTTACTCGATACATTAGGGCTTAAGCCACCTATCATTCGTGCATTTTGAGCTAGCGCATTATCATCCATACCAGCAGTGGCTCCGCCTTGGGTCATACCAATGGCACTAGTTACTGTCTTAGACAATGCCGACAACGAAGGCACCTGCATACGATCCAATGGATTTTGCCCTGACAGGATATCCTTACCAGCTTGCATTAACTCGGCACCAGCAATTGCGCTGAGATCAGCATTTTTAAAGTTTTGTAACCCTCTACCGCCTTTGAATAATGCACTTGCAAAGTTACCTTCGGATAGGTCAGTGACAACACTACTTGCAGTATCTAGCAATCCACCCGGACCAGCAATACTATTAGTCCCGCCGCCTGCCGGGGTTAGAGGACTCGGCTGATTATCGTAGTGTAATGTAGCAAATCCCTTGACACTTTCTTCTGTTACATAACCTGTTGCATACTTAACTGTTTCGTATGCAATAGTCATTTCGTGTGTCATTAAATCACTTGCATCCGATCGATGCTCACCGTGCTTAAAACTAGTGATGATCGGGTTAATTAAAATATATTCGCTAAACTGCTTCTGATGTAAGCTGTATAATCGTATAGCATTAATAAATTGTAATTGCCCATTGGTTGACGGGTAGTCTCTTGGGGTATATCCAAACGTTTGCGCTTGCCTCGGTTGGTACTTATGGCCTGCACGGTAAACATTTTCGGTATAGTCACTATCGCGATAAAAATACGAATAGTAATCATACCAAAAATTTCTAACTACATCTGCAGAGTCATCATGAAACGTAATGCGTACTTCATCGTAATTTACTTTTGTTTGCGAAAAGCTAGGTCTGTTGTATGCGTTTGTTTTTTTAACATCAATCTTAAACGACGGTAATGTTGCGGCTTTCACTAACATACCTAACTCCATCTGCTGTGTACTTGGAGTCTTGGCTATTTCAGGAGCTAAATCAAATGCAACATGGTACAGAAAACCATACTTTGGACTCAGCTTGTAGGTATCCGCAACAAACAACTTACTTGCATGTTGATAATCCTTTACTGTGTCTCCAGTGGTTAACTGCTTTAAGAATTGATTAATATTCATAACATTATTTATGCCAAAAAGAAACCCGGGTTTTTATACCCGGGTTCAAATTTACATGCACAGTAGCAATAGATGCTAAACTAATATTATTATAAAGCGTCGTCTGGATTATCCAGTGATAGCGCCTGCTACTGTACGTCCTACTAGAGTGCCAACGCCAACACCAACCGGAGATTGGATAGCATTATCGAATCGAATAGTTAGTTGGATAGTTAAAGGTTCGTTATTATCATATGACATTTCGCCATAATTTACGTTAGACAACATGCAACCATACATTTCCCATGTTTCTAAAATATTAGGTGCTTGGGCACCGTTGCCACCGTCTAATACTTCATAACGAAGCAAGAACTTATAGTCAATGCCACTTGCTGCACTAGCTTGTTCCATAAAGTCAAATTGCTTCTGGATCTGTTCACCTACTAGGCGTGCAACTGCACCGCTTGCATCGTCACGCAATGTAACGTTAACTTCTTGCCACTCCGGTTTACCTTGTAAGTAAACTTTACTGTTGTACGTATCAATTGTAATCGGGTTAAAGCTAACTTGCGGACGACTAATACTTACTACTTGTTTGGTTAATTCTGATTTCGGCTGACCAACGCCAAAGTTATCGAAACTTGCACGGAATCGATAGCTTAGTTTTGGCATTAACAAACCTTGCGACGATGCACTTTGGTCTGTAGCCAATGGAACTGTAAATTTTGTTAAACTTGCAACTGACATGTTTTTATCTCCTGTTACAGATATTTATCTGTATTACTGTAGTTAATGAAAGCCTTTCAACTTTCATTAACTGTACAGTTAATTACTTTATACACCTGCGGCAATATCGCCTGGGTTCTTTAAGCGGATTGGAATATAGATAAACTCAACCGCCTTCATCGGCTCAATAGCTACATCAACGTACAACTCATTACGTGCAATACGTGTCGGTGTATTATTAGAATCGTCACATACAACTAGGTAATCGTAAATACCACGTTTAGCAACTAAATCGTTTAATGCACCTTCAATGATGTTCTTAATTTGATCGCGTGTGATTTTATCATTCGGTTCAAACAAGAATGCATTGCCTGCGTTAGCAAGGATTGTACGAATGTAGTTTACTAGTCGCGCTACGTTTACACGATCCAATGAACTTGCTACTGGGTTGCGTGTCTTTTGACCCCAACATACTAAACCAACGCCTGGTAGGATAGTAAATGGGTTAACACGGTTTTCGTATAATGCATCACGTAATCCATTGTTAATGCCGTTGCGTACAAAGCCGCCTGTTTTGCTGTTAACATAACCAATATCAGCGGCGTTATCAATCAATCCGCGACGTACGCCAGCTGGTGCGAACCACTGATAGCTTACGTTGTCGTTGCGTACAAATGTACGTAGCGCCATATGACTTGGAGGAACGACTACTGTGTTTCCGCTCAAATCATTTGTCCTGCCACTTGGGTAATAAACTGCTAAGTACGGATCAGCAGTGCTTAAGCCTGTACCATCTGTATTATTTGCCCAATTTGCAATAGACACGCTGTTAGCAGGGAGTGTCATTGGTGTATCACCGATAACAAACGCAGTATTCCTACGATCGTTGTTTAGTGCGACCATATTAGGGATAACCTCAGGGAAGCCTGGTGCAGTAATTAAGTTAAACGCAAACTGTTCTTCGCGAATCTGGGTATTTGCATCAACCGCTGCTTTCATAGCCTTAACAACCATGTTGCGCTGAGCCAGCGATCCCATAAATGGTGCGCCGCTATCCTTTAAGCCACTGACACTAATCCATGCATCAGTTACACTTGGCATATCCTCGCCTGGGAAACTATCTTCGTTGAAGTAGCTGCTAACGAATTTCTTAACATTGTAACCACTACGACGAGTGTTCCACAACAGTGTCCCACGTGGGTATAGCTTGTAGTTAGGTGCATCTAAGTCTAAGTAGTTGCTTGTTGTTAAGTCTTTGATACTTGGTAAATTACCAGCAACAACATCGGTTGTGCCGTCAGTGTCCCATCGTGCATCAGCAAATACGATACCGTTTTGGCTAAAACGGTCAGTTGCATCAATTGCAACCCACTGTTTAGCATCATTGTAACGATATACCTTAGGGAAGTTCTCTAAATCGCTAGTGTCCAGCCACAAATCACCTGCAACTAGTGCGGTGTTATCACTTTGTGATGTTGGCTTAGTTGCTGTTACAATAACGCCGCCTGGATCAGTATTTGTTAAGTTGTAGCCGCGAGCATCGTTTGCAAGATTGCGGTAGCCTTTCCAGCCGTTATCATTAACCATGATGTCAACTGTTGTTGCATCGCCGTAGTACCAATATGTGTTGTCAGCTGGAGCTTTGTACGGTGTTGTAAACCCTACTTCGTACTCTAACCACGACCATGGAGATAAGCTAATGTTACCTTTGCCATCGTCCATGTGTGTAGCAGGAGTAAATCCGGCACCATAAACCATTGTACCAGTTGTGTCACGCAGTACAATAATACCACCTGTTTCGTGTGTTAGCGTAATAGTATTGCCTTTGGCTGACGCACTAACTTCAGGAATACCAACTGCTGAGAAACGAGTTACCCAGTCTGCAGCAGTAGTTACAGTTTCGTTAAAGGTTAGTTGGTATCCAAACAACGTATCAAATCCGCTACGTGAGACGTTTACAGTGAATACGCCACCACCTGCTAATCCAGTAACTGTGCCTGATTGAATCGTTTTGCCCTGGACGTTACGGACTGCTAGTCGTATAGATGACTGATATCCAGTGGATGTTACATCGGTATCGTCAGCTGACGCAATTCCAACAACAGTGCCGTACGGAATGCTAAAGCCGTTTGCAAACGGATCAAGTGCGTAACTTGCTTTTACCATATCTGCAGCAACAACGACTGCCTGGGCCACCCAAGTGTTAGCGTCGCTGTTATATTTCTTAACTGCTAAGTTTACACCTGCCCCAATTGAGGTAGTCTTGACATATACAGATCCAGTTGGACGAGGCACACTGTCAGATGCTCTCCATGCCGGAATATCAATATACGATGCATACGAAACTGTTGGACTGTTATAATCACCAGCAACAATGCCTAACTCTCCGAGCAAGTCGCCACTTAAGTTTACAATCGAAATTACACCATCAGCTGTGAATCCATCGCTTGTGGCGGTTGAATCTGCAAATAGTTGCAATGTACCAGATGCTGTTACTTTTGCAACAACTCCGGTTAATCCCGCAGCGAGTGTAATGTCTTGTGCTAGGTCAGTAACTGACGTTCCAGATACCGTCTGCACAGTAACACCGTTTAACGAAATAGACGAGCCAAGTGTTAACACTGGGTTTAACTCTGTAGATTCAACGGTTGGGTGATGTAGCTGCCATGAATCGTCGCCAACTGGATTCCAATATCCAGTTGGCCCTTTGTGGAATAATTGGTTAGCAGCTAAGCCGTAGTCGGCGTTGACTGTAACAATTGCAAAGTCGCCGTTTTCGCCAATATAGCCATTTGGATAGTTGCCTGCTCCGGATACATCTGCTAGGTCTGTTACAAGAATTGGTGTACGCTTAATAAATTGCCCGGTTGCGGCTTGCCATTCATACACGCCCCAATCAGTTGTGTTTAAATCTAACCAATGGGTTCCGTTGTCTGCTTTACCAACTGGTCGAATGCTTGTTGCTTCTAACTCAGCTAAGTTAACATCGGCACGGATTGAGTATAAACGATTAGTTAAACCTAATGTGCTATACGCCGCTAATAAGCCGTATTCATTCAATGCTGTTCCATGGATCGGAGTTCCACTTGCAGACTGCTTAAAGATCGGTGCGCCTAACTGTGTTACTAGCTCACGTTGGCTAGTAAATACCTGCAATGCAGCCGCATTCTCTTTTGTTGTGCCAGCGGCGGTAGCACCGTTCGCTGTTTTATCTTGTTCTGTTGCTAGGAATACTAGAGGTACTGTTCCAACTGCGCCAGGTATATAGGCGCTTTCGTCTGTTACAGATAACTCTAAACCTGGTGAGATCAATGCCATCTTTTTTCTTCCTTATCATAAGTAATATCTTTGAATGCAACGCAGAATGCCAACACCCAATTCACTTAAATGTATTTATTTGGGGCAGGCAAAAAACCGTCAGTTACGGTGCCCTTAATTAAGGTTTGCCCCGTAAGACGTGGTAAATAGTAGTATGAATTACCGACCTCTTTGCCCTATTTGCGACGATAGACCCGTAGCAGTAAATTGCCGTAAGGGCGATCGGGTATATTATCGTAAGCTATGCGACCCTTGTAGCCGGAAGGGAAAAAAGCTAAAGCCTGCGGCACCGCAATGGTACCGATTCGGGTATCGTAAAAAACCGCATTGTGATAAGTGCGGCTTTAAGGCTAGATACAACAAACAACTAACGGTGTTTCATGTCGACGGGAATCTGTCCAATGTAGACGAATTCAATCTCCGTACAATCTGTGCAAACTGTAAAATAGAGTTACACGAGTCTAAAACTCAATGGAAATCAAGCACTAACATTAGCAATTTCTAATTGGGTAAGTTTTAAATTAATAAGTTGATGTAACTCATTTAACGTTCCGTTATTGTTAATAGTGATATCAAATTCGCTGGTGTGCCTTGCCCAACTCCACTCGCTAGCATGTACCTCAGGATAAGCAACTTCCATATGATCACCTGAGTCAAAAACAATACGCTCCCCATCTTTACCGGCTGCATTAGTTTTAACTGCATTAGCCCACCATGTTGGCATTTCGCCTCTGCGTACAAATATTATCTTTCCGCTGATATCACGGATTGCATTAATTTCATTCGGAAACCGCACATCCGGCACTACAAAGTTTGTAGTAGGATTTGCTAGGACTCGTTGTTTTAGCAAACTTACCCATATCCCATCGTAAAATCCATTACGCATACAGTCGGTGCCGAATAGTTGTAGCACTAGACGTGGTGTAATTTCTTTGCTAGTTTCTGCGGTCCAAAAGGTGTCGGGCTCTTCCCTCCACAATCGTGACTCTGGCGTATCGCCTTCAAGTAACGTTCTATCCCAGTCGAATAGTGTTGCTACTGCATCTTTAAGTTTATCCGCAAAGCTAATTTTTTGATAAGCATGCTCACTAACCAAATAGTCAGCCACTGTGCCTTTACCGCTACCAATTAATCCGCAAATTCCGATAATCATAAAAAAACTCCATGTGTAATACAGTTAGTATACAACATAGAGTTTGTATTGTCAAGCAGTACGTTATCGTTTTTTAATAGCGTTTAGCATCTGAATTAATCTGCTAGTAGGGTTTACCCTTTTTGTTTTTTTAGCTTTTCTTGCTTGTTTAAGTTTAGTATTTGCACGAGTAACTTTCATCTTGGCACGTTTAGCTAGATCAATAGGCTGACTGCAATCGAGTACATGAGGAACCACCCTACCTTGGCGCTGGCCAGTGGTGCAACGCCACTTCATCACTGGTCCTTTTTTGGACTTGGCCCATACTAGCTCGTGCTCGTTTAAGCCATTATCTTCAGGTAAAAACTCGTATGCCCGCATTGTTATTACCCTGTAATCCATGTCAACGGCATGCCGCCATCAACGTAATCTTTTAGTTCTTGCTCAAGTGCCGCTATCTCAGTGATCGCTTCACTTACTAGTGACGGGCCGTTTAGCGCTGTGCCTCCAGACGGGCCTGCAATACTAGCAAATTTACTACGGGCTTCGCCTAGTATACGTTTAGCAACAGAGTATGCATATTCTTGGATCCATGGGTATACCATGTGATCGTTTAACAACATAATATCTGGTTTGTAGTTATCAATTAACAAGCCAATTGTTTCCTCAGACCCAACTGGAATCTTACGTAAGATTGTTAATTTTTTAGTTGAGTTGTTCCACTGGAACTGCATATATCCGCCAAACATCGTCATTGCTAATTCTTGGTACTGCGAATATAGTTCATAACTTAGTAGTCCGCCGACACGACCTGCAACTAGCATGTAGGTGTTCATATATCCTGCAGAGAATGGCTCAAATTGAGTAGCAGTATTACCGGTGACACTACCAATTCCCCGACGGTAAATGCTCCGAACATGCATTATCTCTTTCGGTAACACGTACTCTTGTGTTTCTGGTAATAGTGTTAAAAACGCATGGCTTTGTTCTACTGCATTCGAACTACGCTGTCTGTACTTCTGCAATGCTGTAGTAACTGCTAAGTCGTAATGTTCTTTATCGAGTTCTACATCCACTAGCCCGTCGCCTAGTTTTAATCGGATGTATGTTTCAATTTGGGCACGTAACGAATTAGCGGTAGTCATACCAGACTGATCAAACTCAATTTGACCTGCGCCTGTACCGGTTAGTGGGTCATATAGTGTATCAGCAACTAGGGTGCCGTCTGCGTTTAAACCAGTTTTAAGTGTAGCCATTAGTAAATCCTGCTAAATGTTCTATTGTATTTAGCAGGATTCAAATCGTTATTGGACTTTAAGAAGGAGAGTATCTGTGTTAATTCGTCCGGTAAGTTTAGTGTCAGTGGTCTTAACCGATTCCATAAATTTGCGCAATTGTATTTTGCCTACTTTAGCAAACTCCGCTAGTTGTTCATTAGGTTTACGCAACGTCTTCTGTACACTACCTACTTCCGTGAAGTTTTCGATAGTTGTTCCTTTAACACTAAGCCCACTGGAGTTCAACGAAACATACTTGCCAAGTTTACGAGTTTTTACATTGAAAACCCACAGCTCGCTCGCGCCTAGAATATCAACCGGGTTAATGCTTGCAACCTTTAAACTTGTGTCATCTTTAAGATACTTAAGTTTAGTCACTAGCTTTTCTTTACTCGGTGCTTTCTTAATACGTGCTTTACGAGCAGTCTTTTTAAGTGCTGAGAAGCTGTCACAATCGGCTAATACAGAGTCATACCAATTAATTGCCCGCTTAAAATCAGAGGCTTTCATATGACTATATGCTTCTTTACACTGCTCGTCACCTTTTTTAGCTAGTGCCCAGTCATCCTCTAAACTAGTTTTAAATTTAGAAAAATGATCTGCTACCATACTAATTTTTGCTTGCGGTAGATTCTCGTCCTGAAACAGCTTGTATGCCTCAGGAGGGGTGTTACCGCCTAAGATAATATTATCGTACCGCCCTTCGAGTTCGCCGATTATTTCACTTACTTTTTCATTGAGCCGATCCTGGATAGTAGGCTTCTTGTAAACAACTGCATTGCCAGCTTGGCGTGCGAGCTCTTTTTCTTCTGCTTCTTTTCGAGCAACTAACGGCATGCCTACTTTAATTACTTCTTGTAGCACTTTATGCAGGTGCTCGCTAACAGGTTTAATCTCGCCGGACGTGCCAGCTAAACTTTCCCAATACTCAGCATGAGCTTTATGATAGTCCGGCATACCGTTTACTAACATGCGAGCAAGGTAACAGGTTGAGATATTAATTTTGTGATTTGGTGCGGCTTTTGCGGCTTTAATATCCACAGGTGTATAATCATTGTCCTTCATCCATGTCCATAGATGCGGCATAAGGTCTGCTGATTTAAAATACTCGTAGTAAAAGTCTGCGGCTCTACGTCGACTGCTATGGAATGTTGCACCATCCCACTCCAACGCACCTTCCCATGAAGGTTCTATTATTTTCGCGCCGCGCCTGGGTGCTGAATATTTAATCTTAGGCTTCTTCGGCGCTTTAACGATAGTCTTACGTGTTGTTTTTGCTGACGTGGCCATACAAACTACTCCAAAATTATGTTGAACTCATACTATTATAACAGTAGTTACCTCAGGTGTCAACTAGTTACTTTAGTTGTACCGATTTGGCTAGGCTCCGTTGGGGTACTCTAACTCGCATTAGACTAACTCCGATTCAACCTTATCACATGCTTTTTCAAAGCATTCATAGTATACACCGACGCACTGTTTAGTTGGATTGACACGCATAAACACATCAGCATCCACAAAATTCCAGTTAATAAACCCGTTGTCGTCAATGTTATCGGTAGTGTTAACCGCTTCACGCACATACTGCTCAACTACCCGGTAAAAATCATTCATAGTGTATACCTTGTTTTGTTAGTGTATGTGTATATTATACTGCTATCTTACCAAAAGGTCAACCTTTTTTTGGCGGATTTTTAGTTTTTTTGTACATTAGCTCGTAGTGAGCATCTTTGTAGCTCTTATCTGCAATTAGATAGAGTATAAGGATTACAATTAATAATCCAAATCCTGCAATATATTCGCTGAATATCCATTTACCCAATATAATAATGCTAACAATTACAACTAATAACAATATGCAAATGGATAAATTTTTTAAAAAATGTTTAATGAATATCATCTTGTATGTAATACACAATATAAGGAAAGTCTGCCTGCACGGGCTTAATGTCAACTACTTAGCAATATTAAGTAGTTGACAGATTAAATTCTAGTAAAGAAGAACAGATGCATCCAATTTGGCGATAAATAATAGCATTATTACAGGGATATTAGATCATGCCTAGACTTAGCCTTTGGAAAGACGGAAAACATAGCAACGATTACAAATTTATGGATCGTCGGATCAGTGAGATGTTTACAGTCGGTGGTACTGGAGTTCATGTCCACAAATATATCGGGACTAAAGACCAAGGCGACAAAGGCGATGCAACTCAACCGCAATACTTAAACCAAAGCGAGCAAAATATACAAGATTTATTGTTTGTAGAAAACCGCGATCGCAAATACGACGAAAATGTCTACAATCTCCGCGGGCACTACACTCGAGGCGATAATGATTTTGATTTAACTCAATTTGGAATTTTCCTAAGCGGAAATACTATTATCATGACATTCCATATCAATGATATGGTTAAGTTGCTAGGCCGGCGTATTGTGTCAGGCGATGTCATTGAACTACAACACCTTAAAGATTTTGATAGTTTAGACGAAGATGTACCTGCGGCACTAAAGCGATATTATGTTGCCGGTGACGCTAGTTTTGCTAGCGAAGGATTTACACCAACTTGGTGGCCGCACTTGTGGCGTGTTAAGTTTGAGCCGTTAGTTGATGCACAAGAATACAAAGATATTATTAACAAAATTAAAATATCAGATGACAGCAATACACCTATTGCCCAGATACTAAGTACATACGATAAATCGATTGCAATCAATGATGCAGTAATTGCACAAGCAGAATTCGAAGTTCCTAAAAGCGGTTACGATACATCTAGTTTATATACTCCAAAATTACCCGACGCATTAGGAATTGATTTACCTAGTGCAGACGATACTATATTCAATGCCGGTGACGAAGAAATTCTTGCCAGTGATGATAGTGCTACTGCACAAAACTCGAACACTCGAGTTACTGGGTATTTAACAGGCGCCGTGTTTGGCGGACATACCGGCAGCGGAACTACGTTCCCTGTTTCTCCGAGTATAAACGATATGTTCCTTAGACTTGACTATTTGCCTAATCGAATGTTTAAGTACGACGGAGCGAGATGGGTTAAACAAGTTGACGTAGTACGATCAGGACTAACTCCAAATACGTTAGATAATACTACATTCAGAGACAACTGGATCAACACCAATGAGTCGTATGTTGATCCTGCTGATGCAAATAACACAGTACCGACCCGTCAGGCATTAAGCAAAGCATTTACACCCAAAGCAGATAATAACGGATAATCAAAATGGCAGACACTTACCACCAAAACTTCTTTTATGACGGACAAATAAGACGATTTGTCCAACAGTTTATACGCATGGTTAGCAACGTGTATGTAGAGTTCGGAAGTGAGGATTCTTCTAGCCCAACTGCAATACAACGTGTTCCAGTGATGTACGGCGACCCAAGCAGGCAGGCAGCACAGATTATACGCAACGGTAGCGAAAACAGCATGTCTAGTGTGCCAGCTATGAGCGTATACATAACCTCGTTTGATTACGATCGTGCTAGGGTGCAGGAACCGTTTCATGTAAGTAAAATGCAAATCCGTCAGCGTAGATGGAATCCAGCAACCAATGAATATGACAGCGAGCAGTTTGATAATTTTAACGTAGAGCGGCCAATGCCGGTTCCGTATAGACTAACATTATCGTTAGACATATGGACTAGCAATACTGAACAAAAACTACAATTACTAGAACAATTGTCTACATTGTTTAACCCTAGTTTAGAAATTCAAAGCACCGACAACTACATTGATTGGACTAGCTTAAGCACAGTACTACTAACTAACACTCGGTGGGATAGTAGAACTGTCCCAATGGGCGGGAATAACGACATAAGCATATCTACTATGACTTTTGAGTTACCGATTTGGATTAGTGCGCCAGCTAGAGTTAACCGTCTCGGTGTTATCTATAAAGCTATTAATAGCGTATATGATGCTAACGGTAATATCAATTCGTCGATCATTGACGACCAAACGTACATTGCTAGGAGAGTGACTCAACCGTACGGATATGCTGTTATGTACAGTGGTAATACAGTTACACTAATTAAATCAAACCATGTTGCTAGCATCAACGACTCAGTGCTGTCAAACAATGCTGGAGCAAATTGGAAAGGCTTAGTAGAGCTATTCGGATCACTAAACGACGGATTATCCGAAATTCGATTAATCAGTTTAGCAGGCGACGAATCTATATTGCGGGTTTCGTACAATACCGCTGACCCAACACAGCTAATCGTAAGCGAACGTGTCGATGATACATTCCCTGCTAACACCATTAGCGGAGGTATTGACGCTATTATCGACCCTTACAATAAAAACATTATTGATTTAATGTTTGATTCAAGCGGTAACTACGCTCCCGGGCAAAATAGAGATATTTCAAGAACCGGGCAAAATGTTAGGTATTTAACGTTAGGAAATATTGGCAGCGGCGACAATGCAGACAGTGCTGAAGTTTGGGGAGGCGGAGAAAACCGCAACTTTATTGCTGAAGAAAACGACATAATCGAGTACGACTTACTGACAGGTAGATGGAGGGTAGTATTCGATTCCAGCACAGAAAACAATCTCGAGTATGTTACTAACTTAAATACAAATATACAATATAAATGGTTTGATGGACAATGGACAAAAAGCGTCGAGGGCATTTACCAGGAAGGCGAATGGAGCATTGTGCTTTAACTGGTGTTGGGTGTGTACTATACGCACAGGACACCAAACGATTTTTATTCCTGCTACGCAGTAACGATACTAAGCACAGTAAAACTTGGGGATTGCCTGGGGGTAAAGTTGAACCTAACGAAACTCCAATTGATGGATTACGTAGAGAGATTTACGAAGAAATTGGATTAACTGATGTTACTCGCTTCGTTCATTTAGAAACGTTCACTAGTGATAACGAAAAGTTTGTATTCCACACCTACTTTGGAACAGTGGTTAACGAGTTCATACCAACATTAAACCACGAGCATGTTGGGTATTGCTGGGTTCCTATAAAAGAATACCCCCGGCCTATGCATCCGGGGGTATGGCGTAGTTTTCAGTTCGACCGTGTAGTCGACAAACTTGAAACTATTCAATCATTAACCGATATCAGCTTCCAGGATAAACTGCTGAACGCTAATATGTCGAACATTTGACATTGCATTCCACTCTGCAGGGAATGTTCCACCTGATTCCTGTGTAATATACACAAACTCAGTGTCTGGGTATGTCTTAAAGATAATACCAGCACTTTGCACCCAGAATGGACGCTCTTTGTCTTCTGTTTCGCAACCTAGCATAAAGATTTTAGTATGGCCATCAAATGCCGCAATGTAAATAGCAAGAGTACCAGCGTTAAACGGTGGATCTTGTGGGACTAGATACATTTTACCTGGATACTTTAAAAGTTGTTTGCTGTTTGTATAAACAACACTCTTTTTATGATAGCCAGACGCTACTAACTCTTCAACATTGTCTGGGCCAACAGCGACGTGAAAATCGGTAACAATGTTTTTAAACATATCGTTGCATCCATACGTTTGCAACTTGTTGCTACCTAATAGGCCACCGCGGTGATCTTTAAGTTTGTTCAATGGGAATTTCTTAGCTGTTTCGCCACCACCAATGACAACTGCTTGAGTTGTGATGTAGTTATTAAAAACGCTGTTTGGAACCCATTCCTTAACTGGCTCTTGCTGTTGTCCGTCACGGAATTCTAGAAATGTTGCAACGTCTTCACCGGTGTATGTTGCTCTAAATTTTTGTTCTATTTTATACATTTTGCAGTGGCTCCTATAAAATTGTTCTGCATGCTCATCATATACTTATGCATTTTTAGTTTGAAATATACGTAGCATACACTTTTACACTATTGTTATTGCCTGACCCTGTATATAATAGGCGGACTACATCGTTAACTATGTCGGTACTAAACTCTCCTAGCGATGTTAATGTTGCAACTTCGCCGTATATTGATATAGTCGATTCGGATCCGTTATGCACGACTAATGCCTCAATTACATTATAATTAGTTGCATTGCTAACTGTAATAATGTACTTGGCAGCCCTATAATCCGATAATGCAAATGTATCCACTGGGCTTGTACTAGTATCAACTTGAGTTGCTAGTGGCATAGAGATTACCGTGCCACTAACTGCAATATCACCGGTTAATTCAATATTTCCAGATCCGCTAATAGTATTACTGTTTAAGTTTAGATTGCCGCCTAGCTCAGGTGTTAAATCATATACTAAATCGGTTAAGCCAGTGAGCACACTTGCGCCAACATACCCATTGGTAGTGCTACTACCAAGTGACATTCGCTGTACAGTAACTTTACAACTAACGCTGTCACCAACTGCCGATAATACAATATTACCATCAGTAATCGAAACTGTTGATGTTATTACTTCGTGCGCAGAGTCTGACAAAAGTATACTGTGCTCGCTGTAATTAACAGTAGTCCCATTGGTAACTGCATCAATAACCGACGTACGGTACGTCCCATTTATTAAATCCCTAGCCGATACTATCCATTGGACTGTAGTAATTCCAGACGCATTAATATAATCAACTTGCACAGGCGAAGTAGCAACACTAACTTCCTTAATATAGATGTTACTATTTTGAATGTTTGAAACAAATGCAAGGGCAGTTGACCCTATAACAATTGGGTCAGGAGTCGTTAGTCGCCATAACTTGGATCCATAGTCTGTCCCTTCTGTTGTAGCTAACATAATACCCGATGTGATATTTGCATTAGAATTAAAGTCTAACGCTCGCACCCATGTACCGTTATCGCCGGACCCAAGTGAAGATACAAAGTATACTCCGTTTTCGCTTGCATCTGCTTGCCCAACTGCTAATACTCTGTCGCCAACTTGAAGGTTAACATAATCAACTGTTGCAGGAGCTCCGCCAGACATATTAATGTTCGTAGATTGTACTACACGACAACTGTTTTTAAAGTCAGAGTCTTGAAGCTGGTTTAAGCGTGGTCTGGTTAATCCCATTTGTTAAATTCCCTAGTATAGCATATTTATCCCAGAGTTGATTTAAGTTCCGGTGGTAGAGTATTATACAGTTCCACTAGTTGGGCTGTATCAAATTTTTCTAATGTAGGTATACTAGTAAAATCCCACGAAAGTATTTACTCGTAAAAAAAGCACCCGAAGGTGCTTTTTTAGGTAGGTGTTAATTAACGACCAACTGCTACTTCGATTACGCCGCTTTGGCCATCAAAGTTTGCAAGTGCCTTGCCAATAACCATTCCGGCTTGTGGCTCGCTTGATGCTCTCATTGCGTGTCCGTTAGGACCAGCAATCATAAGATCACCCTTACGTACTGGACCAGATACTTTACATGGTACACGACCAGTAAATGCAACTGCCATTACGGTTGCACCTTTTAAACCAGTGTTCATTAAGAATCCTGGAGCTGTTGAAATTACACCAGCAATACGTGTTGAGCCACTGGCAGCAACAGTAATTTCTTCTGCACCACCAAACTCAACTACGGTACCTGCTTCGTAGACTCTATCACCAACATAGTTTTCTGCCAAGTCAGCATAACGTGCATTAGTTGCTGTACCAGTCATTACGCCAGCACTGAAGTTGCCACTAGCATCACGGAATACTATTGTACTTCCGGTGTTAGCACTAGTAGCGTTTGATGTCACAGTAAATGTGCCACTATCTGCAGAACCACTGATACCGCTACCGGAAGTAGCGCCGGCAGTTAGTTTGCCGTCAAGTTCGGCTTGCAGACCATCGATGTTAGCAATAGTGTGGTTGTGTGAGTCGTCTGCAATTGTTGCTGTCAATGTTACGTTAGCACTTCCATCAACACTTACAGAACCACTTAGATCACCACCTAGTGTAATTGTACGAGCTGTAGACCACTGGTTAGCATTCTGAACTGTTGTGATTGCTCCAATTGCCGCTGACAATTCAGCATCAGTTGCCATTGCATCTTGAATTTCCTTCAAAGTGTCAAAGGCTGCACTTGCACCATTGGTTAGGTCGCTAATACTAGTACTGATTGCTGAATCAACATAAGACTTAGCAACGATAGTACCGTACGCGGCGCCATCTGTTGTAAATTCCCAAACGTCATTGGCTTCATTCCAACGCACCTGTACTGCGGCTTCATCGCCACGAACAACACGGAAACCAGCATTTTCAGTCGGTGTACCAGTTGTAAAGTTACTGTTCAAGTCAATGATGTTATCAGCTAGGCTAATTGTTTCACTGTTGATAGTAGTTACTGTTCCAGCAATAGTTAAATCACCGCCAACACGTAATGCGCCAGTGACGTTAACATAACCCGATCCGTTAGCAGATAAGTTTAAGTTGCTGTTTGTTGTTTTAGAAATAATAGAATCAGTTGTTACACCAACTGCAACAGCAACTGGGTTGCCTGCGCTGTTAGTAATGTTAGTACCATCCTGAATCTGGAATGTACCTTTTGCAAGGATAACACCTGATCCTGTTGGATCTAATTCTAAGTTACCCGAACCGGATGTCTGAAACACTAGGTTTTGATTTGCATCTGCTGAAACAACGATGTTACCAGAATCTTCTTGAAGAACTTTCTGACCGTTAACATACAAAGAACCGGACGATACGAAAACGTCCTTCCATGCAAATGAAGGGCTACCCAATGAGTAACCAGTTGTACCGTCGGAGTTAATCGTTGGAATGATACCGTCTGCGGTAATATTAAAAATTGTACTGCCGTCAATTGTTACTGAGACATCGCTGCCGGAACCAGTATCAGTTAGTGCAATACTTGTATCGTTTTTAGCGATACTTGCTGTGCTTAGGTTACCACTAATGGTACCTGTTGTTGTTATGTTACCAGTTGCGGCATCAATTTCTAATGCACCAACTGTAAGACCATTTTTTACTACAAAATTGCTGTTTGCCATAGTTCATTCTCCCTATGTAAGGCATTGTGTGACTGGGCATTATGCCCAGTCACTGTTTCTAAATTACACTGCGATGTACTGTTTTGCTACACGCACTGTTGCTGATCCGCTTGCTGGCTCTGCTTGTACAAGCACATTGGAACCACTCATTGTTGCTGAGTATTCCATGAACTCGCCGTTCGTAGCAGTTTGACCGTAAACGGTTACCGTTGCTGTTGTACCATCATGTATTACCAACAATTCAGCTACTTCGTAGTCTGTACCGTTAGTTGATTGTACCACTAGTTTAGCACTACGGATTGCGTTTCCGTCAATTGTTACAAGAGTCGATGGAGCACCAGCTGCTATAACTACGCCGGCCTTGTTCTCAACTAATGCACCATCTGTATTCCAGTATGATGTAATAGTACCAGCACTTGTACCAGTGTAGATGTTAATAGCACCGTTAACTGGCTCCAACTTCATAACACCGTTGCCACTAGCAACACCACTCAATGAGCTAGTTGTTACTAAGATTCTAACGTCAATAACGTCGCCTGTTGCAGGTGCTTCAGTGAACGTGAGTGTTGTGCTACTTACAGAGTAAGCACTTGTTGGTAATTGAACAACACCGTTAATACTTACAACTACGCCGGCTGTAGTAGCGTCTTGGCTTAATGTAAATGCTACAGTTGAATTATCACCGCTGAAACTGTCTGCTGTAATTAGAGTAAAGTCGCCTGCTAGGTTCTTCCACTCTGCACCAGTGTAAATTTCAGCAGAACCAACTGTACTGTTGTAACGTAGCATACCTTGTTCAGGAGCAGCCGGACGCTGTGCATTTGAACCAGATGGAATCATTATCGAATCTGTACCAATAACTTTCAATCTTGCTTCAGTTGTTAAGTCACCTGATGTGCCGTCACCACCAATGATCACTTGGTCGTATGTTGCACTTGCTACTACACGGAATAGACCGTCTAATGATGCACCTAATGTAGTTAGGTAGTTACCTGCTGTGTTGTCTGGGTTTACTGTTACTGCGGTAAATGTTGCAGTATCAGGAGCGTTAGCACCAATAACACCGTCTAAGTCACCAGTTACATTACCAGTTACATCACCAGTTAAGTCGCCGGTTACGTTACCTGTTACGTTACCTGTTAGGTCACCAGTTACATCACCTGTTACGTTACCTGTTACGTTACCTGTTAGGTCACCAGTTACATCACCTGTTACATCGCCAGTTACATTACCAGTTACGTTACCTGTTAGATCGCCGGTTACATCACCTGTTAGGTCACCAGTTACATTACCTGTAACATTGCCTGTTAGGTCACCAGTTACATTACCTGTTACGTTACCAGTGTGGATACCTGTACTGTTACCAGTTAAGTTACCAGTTACATTACCAGTTACTGCACCTATTAAGTCACCAGTAAAGCCACCGCTTGCTGTTACTGTTGTACCTGCTACTGCACCAGTTAAGTCGCCAGTTACATTACCAGTTACATTACCTACAACATTGCCAGTATGTAGACCTGTGCTATTACCAGTTAAGTTACCAGTTACGTTACCAGTTAGTGCGCCAGTAAAGCCACCGCTTGCGGATACTGTTGTACCTGCTACTGCACCAGTGTGTAGGCCTGTACTGTCACCAGTTAGATCGCCTGTTACATCACCTACAACATTACCTGTTACGTTACCTGTTACGTTACCAGTTACGTTACCAGTGTGTACACCTGTACTGTTACCAGTTAAGTCACCAGTTACATTACCTGTTACGTTACCTGTTAGGTCACCAGTTACATCACCAGTTACATCACCAGTTACATTTCCTGTTAGTGCGCCTGTAAAGCCACCGCTTGCTGAAACTGTTGTACCTACAACTGAACCAGTGTGGATACCTGTACTGTTACCAGTTAGGTCGCCAGTAAATCCTGCTGAGGTTATACTTGTTAATCCTGCAAATGTTGTTACCGCAGTACCTAGCACAACATCGGTTGTACCAATTGTAACTTTGCTGTTAATTAGCTTGGCATTAGCAATTGAACCTGCTAACATTGTGTTGGTTACTGTACCAGCGTCTGTTGTATAAACACCATTGGTAACTGTACCAGCGTTGCCAGTTACGTTACCAGTTACATCACCAGTTAAATCACCAACTACGTCACCTGTTACGTCACCTGTCAAATCGCCAGTTACGTTACCTGTTACATTACCAGTTACGTTACCAGTTACATCACCAGTTAGGTCGCCTGTTACGTTAGCGTAAACTTCTTTATTGAAGTCCCAACTATCAGTGCCTGAAGCGTAAGTAATTGTAGCGCCTGCACCATCAACTGTTAAACCAGCACCATTAGCTGCGGTTGCATCGGCTGCACCTTTAGCAACAGTAATGTTGATGTCTGCAATATCAACTGTGTTAGAGTTAATTGCGGTTAATGTACCGTTAACTGTTAAGTCACCACCAACAGTTAAGTCACCAACTGTAGTTACGTCTGTTGGTAAACCAATTGTAACTGTATTGTCAGTAACGACGACTGTTGTTTCGCCTGCTGTACCAGCAAACGTTACTGTATCAGTAGCTAGGTTAACAACATCGGTAGTAGTACCGTCTGTCATTGTCATTGTACTAGAAACACTTACCTGACTAGCACTAGTGATACGACCTTTTGCATCTACTGTAATAGCGGCTGCGTGTGTTGAGTCACCGTATGTACCTGGAGTAACACCAGATGTAGCTAATGTCAATGCTAAGTCAACTGCGCCAGTACCATCGAATGATACGGCAGCGGCTGTTGCGTCACCGGAAGCGCTAAAGTTTTGTGCTGTGGCTAGTGCTGTTGCTGTATCGGCATTACCAGTTACATCACCAGTTAAATCACCAGTTACATCACCAGTTACATCGCCAGTTACGTTACCTGTTAAGTCGCCTGTGAAGCCAGCACTTGCTGATACTGACGCACCAACAACGTTACCTGTTAGGTCACCAGTTACATTACCTGTTAGGTCGCCAGTTACATCGCCAGTTACATCACCAGTTAGGTCGCCTGTTACATTACCTGTTAGGTTGCCTGTTACATTACCTGTTACGTTACCAACAACGTTACCAGTTAGATCACCTGTTACATCGCCAGTTACATTACCAGTTACGTTACCAGTTAGAGCACCAACTACGTCACCAGTTAAATCGCCAACTACGTCACCAGTTACATTACCAGTTAAGTCGCCAGTTACGTTACCAGTTACATCACCAGTTA